TTATTTCATTAACTTACGTTTTGCCCGAAGATCCAACGCCAATCTGTGAAACCATTACCTACCCTAAAGTAGATCGAGTATTTCCAGACGAAGGTTTCAAAATCTACCGTGTTCTGTGAGCTGGGTTTCTCACGATCAATCCAAAGCAAGTGCTGTTTCATGGCACTGGAATCAATCATAAACCAGTTGTTTGTGTCGTAGTCATCCAAACGCATATACGGGACTACTTTGAAGCGACCCTTCTGCATGTTGATTGTGTTGTTAGCACTTTCAGGGTCTTTGTCGGAGCCGATAATCTCCATTGCTGTATCATAAAGGTTATCGGGAACAAGCAACATATCAGGGTTAATTTCCAAACGGTTGCCAATGTCATCCTTGAAGTTACGCATAAGAATACGTGTAGCTGCAAGTGATGTTTTAGAGAGAGCTGAAGTACCAGCGTTATCAAAACCAGTAGTAGTAGAAACACCCGACTTTGTAGTATGGGAATCGCTACACAGAGAGACACCTTCCTCAGATGTCATAAAGTCAAACGCATTCGAAAAAGCGTATGCAAACGGACGTACTGCCATTTTGTCCATTGTACGCATGGCACTCTTCGTCAGCATTTCTGCCCTATTATCAAGAACGCCATACTGTTTATCAGCAAGGAACTTACGTTCAAACTGAATACCACCAGCATATTCTTTAGGCTCAATCTTGGTGTAGTAACCGGGGTTCAGGTCAAGATACGTAATTGAACCATTGTATTCGGGGATATCACCGAGCGCTCCGATTCCCCAATACTCCTGCCATGCTGTACTAGAACCAGTACGTGTATACAGAGTATCGATCATCGGAGGGAGTTCTTTGGCAATAGTCCCATCAAAAACCTTCGTAAGCCTCTTGTCAAGAAGCCTTACAAACTGCTGTGAAGTTAAAGGATTACCCATGATTTATTTCCTCCTTACGACCTAATCTGAGAGAAGTGGCAAGCATCAAACATAAATTCGGCATATTCTTCACCGGCTACATCGGCCTTAATATTAAGGACTCTTGCACCAAAATAGTTTGTAGTACCACCACTCAGAGTGTTATCAATGAACATACCGGGGCCACTAATATAAATAAGAGAAAGCCCCTGTTTAAGAGAGAACCTAGCAAACTTGTCACCAGCTACAACATCATATGGGAAAGCTACTGTAACATCCATAGCTGTAGTAGATGTATCGCTTGTAGTTCTCCAAAGACCCATGTTCTTACCAGAACGGCAATAAACCGAACAGGTATTAGCAACGGGTGTAAAAGCAGAAGCAGACTGTGTACCAGCAGTTGTGTAACCAGTGGAGTCTGCACCACCAGTATCGGTCTCTACAGTCACCACAGAGGAAGTCTCCCTGATAGGACCACGTATAACCGTATCAGGATGGATGAGGGCAACCTGAACCAACACCTGAGGATCGTTGGGCGAGTACATGCCAGTACCACCATTGTAGAAAGAGCGTGCAGCCTGATCTGCCTGAGTGACAACGCCGGTAGAATACTGCTTATTAAATGTAGCATTCTGTGTCTGAATCATGTCATTGAAACCAACAACAACACCAGCAATCACCTGAAAGTTCGTTGTATCAAAAGCACCAGCAGGGACAGCAAGAGGGACTACCGAACCGGGAGTAGCAGCTTTAGCGGCAGCTGAGTAAGCCACCAACTGCCCCAAGTAGTAGGTAGAAGTTCCATCAGTTGCCATCTGAACAACTCTGGGATCACCTTCCGAAATAGAAAATCCGTAACCCATAATAAACCTCCAATTAAAAGTTTACGTTTCCACAGAACGGACAACCACTATTGATAGTCACTATTCTTATGGAAACCGACTGTTCTTCTTTGTATCTTTTTACAGAACCTAACGAAGCAAGTGTGTCCAATACGAGAGCATCTTTTACTCCATATGCCCCATAAGGAACATTAGGTGTCAACTGAGCTTCCGTAATAGACTTGCTCATTCTATCTGAAGGAGAAATATCACTCAGTATAAATCCACATTGGGGACACTTAAAATATTTGTTGGCATCCTCGTATTTTCCTTTAAGGTATCTGCGTCTCATATTCTTTCCTTACAACCTAGTCTTTGTTCCTTTAAGCTGTGCGGGGGCTTCTCCTTCAAGGGCATTTATAATGTCTTCCTCGCTCATACCAGTTGACTTAGCAAACGCTTCTGCCTCAGGATCAAGTTTAGGGACTTTCCTTACGGGTGAAGCGGTTGTAGTAGTCGTGGTAATACCAACAGGTACACTAGCACCACGTTTACCAGAGAATGGAGTCTGGACCGATTTGACAGCTCTTACAAAATTCTTAGAAGCGTCCGAGTAAGGATTATCTGACATCTTGGCGTTAAAAGGCGAACCCTGAGTTGTCATCTTCTTGAACACTTCTTTTGCCACAACTGGATCATCGATTTCTTCGATAAGGCTTCTAAGACTTTCAACATATCCATACTGGTATCTTTCGCTATTAAGACGGGCTTCTTGCTGTTTCCTTGTTTCACGCTGAACGAGTTTCTGTTCTACCAAAGCATCCAAGTCTATCTGGGGTTCTACTACATTGCCATACTCGTCATACTGTGGTTCAACAGTCTTACGGTTCAACTGTTCAAGAATACTGTCCATCTTAGAGCTTAAATTGTACAGATCATCTTTAGAAGCCATGCGGTCTTCGATGAATTTCACCTTACGCCCTAGTCTTGAAGATTCGGGGTGTGATATTTTCTGTGGCGCTTCTTCTGTTGTTTCTGTTGTTTCTTCTACTTCTTCTGTTTCTTCTACTTCTTCCTGTGTTCCCATGAACTCTTGAAAGGCAGCATCCAAATCAGCGTCCGTAACCTCCTGAGGTTCTTCAGCCACTGGTTCTTCAGCGCTAACGCTTTCTATCTGTTCAAATTCATCCATCGTTTCTCCCTCCAACCAGTTCCAAATACTGGCTGACTCTATCGGACAGTGTAAGAATCCTAGCTTTTAAAAATCTCATTTCTACCAAAAGATCATCATCGATCTGGTCTTTCTCATATCCATACCCTTTATCTATTAATCTCCAGAGCAGGGATTCGAATCTCACGATGTCATCAAACAGCAGATTTCTTCCAATTTCTGTAGCTAGCACTGGCCCTATTTTTTCTATGTGTTGTTCCAACTGCCTTTGTGTAATTCTTCCTTTCCTACCGTAGTCTTTGAGATATGCACTGACAGTTTTAGGCTCATTTCCAAGCATGTTATATCATCCCTTGGCTTGCACCATTTCTTGTTTCTATTTCAGCCCCACTCATAGGAGCACCCGACTGGTTCTGTACGGGTGAACCACCAGCTCCTTGTGTAAACTGACCATCATCAGTAGGAGGTGGAGCGTTCTCGTCAAGAAGGAAATCCTTGAACTGAGGGAATTCATTACCAAACAATTTGAAAGCTTCTATTAGAAGATAATTGATTGTCTTCATTACATTAGGGTTAGGTATCTTACTCAACTTAGCAATGAAGGAATCTATCAACTGGAGCTTTCTGTACTTACTGTATTCCTGTTCGATAGAAGAAGTAACTGGGCTGTATGTATAATCAGCTCTAGGATCAAAGTCCATTATATATTCGCCAAGAACACCTTTAGCTGTTTCCTCTTCCATAAACTGGTTAGCCATTTGTAGGATCATCCAGTACAGATCAACGAGGAACGTATATTCAACGGTGAGGCTTTTGTAGTTGGCTCTTGTGTTTGCACGCTGCCCAGTTTCGTTAATAGCCGTTGCACTTGTAGAAGCTTTTCCGGGTAACTCTCCCATAGCAGTAGGGAACCTAGCTGATACCTGATGCATGTAGTTTCTTATCATCTGTATCTGGTTCATGGCACCCTGAGAGTTGTCTCTTATCTGAAGTTCAATAACATCTTCAGGGCTGTCCAATTCCATTATATTACCGGGAGCTACATATACAGTGTCGTTGTCCATTACTGACTGTCTACGACCTTTTAGAGTAGGGATAGTAGCCAGAGTAGTCCTATCATTGTTCATATTGAAAGTGTCGTTGAGAGCAATCTGAAGCTCTCTCATATACTTTCCATCAGACAACCCAACATCTTTAGTAGGATGGATGTAGCACCAACCCCTTATAATAGGTTTGTAAGGTTTTCCATATGCATCCATAAAAGGAGTGGGCTGGAATCTAATGAGTTGGTAACTACCATTGACACCAGCTATGGTGATTATACATTCTACCATCTCTGCTTTATCGTAGTCTATATTACCATTCTCATCAATGGCTGGTTCTACTTCTATAGGATTGTTGTTATCGTCTCTTGTCTTGACTATAACAGGATACTTCCCATATCTTTCGTATGTATCTATATATCTGTTTATGTTTTTGTAATAAGTAAAATGGTAATTAGTGTCAGAGTTGTAAGTCTCTCTGGCTGTCTCTGTTTCGCCTTCTGAGAACAGTTCTGCAACTTTATCTAGGTCAAAGTACCCGTGAGTAGCTTTGTCTCCCATAAGGCCGCCTAGAGTCTTCTCAGAGCGTATTATAACCCAGTCTTTGTCTCTTATGTTGTAGGTGTATTTGTTATCAACGAAAACATTTCTAGGGTCCAAGACATCATAGTTAAAGTGGTCTTTTACAATAGTAGTTGCATACTGAGGTTCTTGCATGATCTCGTAAGCAGGCATCTGTGTTTCTGACATCATGGGATTACCATCGGTATCAAGACCAGTTTCGTATTGAACTTCTTTGTCGCCTACATATTCGCTCTTGGTTTCTTTATCCCACCAGCATAGGATATAAACCTGCCCAACAATCGAGTTAATGTGACGAGCACGCATGTATTTGTGATAATGGTAGAGTTCTCTGATGTTAAGAGTCTGATTGATAAGTCTTTTAGCTGCCTGAGCTTTTCTCTCTGAATCTTTGTTTTCATTGTCTAATTTTACCTCTACGAAATCACGAGTGGTAAAGTACTGGTTAGCCCAGTCGGAAGCGTCTGTGAGCATAACAGAAGCGAACTCAGGGATAAAGATATCGGACATCCACTCGTATT